GTCACAGACCTCTTCATCTTTATACTTTCTTGATGTCTTCTCGAAGAAGTATCTGTCCTTTCTTTTATAGAATGATTCTACCTTTGCCTTTGACCTACCACCATACCTATGGTAGTCATACTTTTCCCTTGTAAAATGATTCTTGAAAGCAAGATATTGTTTGTAGGTATCAAACGGTGTCATACTGAGGTGCAAGTTGCTTCACTCCTTTCAATTGTTTGTTTGCTCTGTACCATTTTGGATTAGAAGGACACTTATTACATATATCATGAGGTAACAAGACCTCCTGTGCCATGACATGTATGTCCTCTATGGGAGCATCAACAGGAGTTGCATTGTATCTTAGATACTTCTGCCACACAGGTTCTTCCAACTGTCCTGTAGATGCTAGTGTCTCATGCAGGTAAGCAATGCTAGGACACTTCCATAGTTTACCTGAGTATAACTGAACATTAGGTGCAGTGCAATACTCAAATGATTTTTCAATGTTATTATCCTCGTAAGGATAAAACTTATTGTCCTTCCATTGTAGCACATCAAACCATAAGTCATCCCAATTTTCTGATATCTCTAACAAACTCATGTCTATACCCTCTCTCTGTGCCACCTCAATGAAGTCTCTTACATTTTTATATGTTATGTCGCCCATAACATTTGTACGTCCTATACGAGGATCTGTGGGTGGTATGTGTAAACTTATACGAAAGATGCCTCCCTCTTTCATGTGTTCTAGAATCCAGTCGGTGTTCTGTGGTATGAGTAAACCATTAGAGAATATCTTTACGTACACTCCATCAGTCATGTCTCTTATAAGTTTCAACACTTCTTTTGTTCTTGGTTCTATCAATGCCTCACCACCAAGCACACTCACGTGACTCCACACATATATTCTAGGTAATATTATCTCAAGGTCTCTAAGCAATGAATCAATAGACAATGAACTGCCAGGTGACAGGACACTGCTGTGATGATTGCATCCTCTGCATGCCATGTTGCATCCATTATGTGAGTGCACACTGAGCATTCTAAACGTAGGTTTATTTGATGTCTCCTTAGGTTCTGGTTGAAAGTTCTCTGTATAATATTTCTTGAACTGTCTCCTAGGTGACCATATATGTTTCTTATCTCTCTTCCTCTCTGTCATACTGTTCTCTTGAGAGCAGGGTCTAACTGCTTGTTGGCATGATACCATTTAGGATTAGCAGGGCACATGTTACAGATGTCATGTGGTTTGTCTACCTCCTCCAGTGCTTGTCTTATATCTTGTGGTGGTTCGTATGCAAGATACTTCTGCCAGCACTCATCATCTAGTTGATCTGTCGCTGCTAGTGACTCGTACAGATATGCTATCATAGAGCACTTCCACAGTCGTCCTTTATATAACTGAGCATTGGGGCAAGAACATATCTTGAATGACTCTGCTGGTTTGCCGTCTTCCCACGGGTAGTATGTTACCTTGTCAGGTTTGATATCATATCTGAACAGATCAAACCACTCACGTCTATCACCATTAGGATATCTTGCTGCCTCTGTCATCTCTAGTTTGTCTATGACACCTCTATCCTCACACTCCTTGATGAATTCATATGCATTCTCCCACTCTCTCCTACCTATCTTACTGTACCATGCACGATGGAAGGTCAATCTAAAGATGACACCCTGCTCCATCTCATCTATGATCCAGTCCTTGCACTGCATTAGACGTGATCCATTACTGAATAGTTTTACATAGCATGATTGTCCTGTGGATGCAACCAGTTCTCTGACTACCTTTGTCACCTCTTGTGTACGAGGTTCTAGTAATGGTTCTCCACCTATGATACTGACATGACTCCACACATATATCTGTGGCAATATTCTCTTGACATCCTCTAGCAGTTCATCTATGTCAACCACACTCTTTGTAGATAGTAAACTACTATTATGGTTGCAACCCTTACAGGAAAGGTTACAACCATTCATCGTGTGTAGACACAGTATTCTAGTAGTAGGTCTTATCTTTTGTAGTTCTTCTATCTCCTTCTCTGATACGTCCTTGAAATTATCTATCCAAAAACCTTTGACAGATCTTATATACTTTACCTTATCATATAGTTCTTCCAGTCCGTCAGTGACGAACGCAGAAGCAATCTTCAGTTCTTTCCAAGGTTGCATTAGATAGCAAGGAACTTTGCCCTCGATGTTCTCTTCAAATAATTTAGGTTAGAAGCATTCATTTTCAACTTCTCCTTCAATGGTTTAGAAATAAGTTTGTTGACATTCTCTATCTCTATGTTGTTCTCACTACAGTAGTGACAGATTGCTTCGATGTAATTCATCTCTGCATTGTCCTTCACTAACATCTCAATGTCATTAGAAAACTTATCCTGACACAGGAACTTTGTCTTCAGCATTGATCTTACTTCTGTTTTGCTTGGCATTTGTCCTCCACGAACTTTTCGATGTACTTTACAAGTAGTTTCATATACTTCATTTTATCATACTCTTCGTAAACTGTCACCTCTCCGTTCTCACACGTCATGAGGATCACAAGTTTCTTTACAGGAATATTAGTTCTCTCGTAAAACATACAAGCATACGCTGCTGCCTGTACAAAATAATTCTCTATCCAATCTCTAGGTTTAGGTTTCGCAGCAGTTTTGAAATCAATAATAGATAACTCACCATTATATTCTGCTATACAATCAACAGTTCCAGCAACACCTAACTCGCTGCTGAATAGACTTTTCTCTAGGGCGTATATATTATTTATATTTCCTAAAGTTTTTTTCGCTTGAGTAAACAACATCTTACTACTAGGGTTGTCCAACTTCACATCCTCATTGAGTAAGTGCTTCTCAATTAGTGTGTGTACTCTAGTGCCACGACTGGTTGCTCTCTTTGTAATCCTATCTGCTTCCTCATTACCAACTCTCTTCCTCCAATCAACAAAGATATGTTTGTTGAAGTGGGAGGTGACCGAGGTGATTGACACCATCGGTCTGTCGTTGACAGTATAGTATCGCACTCCCTCAATAGTCTTCCTATCTAACGTAGGAAGGTCACATTCTACATGATTAAACATTACATACCTAATTCAATTTTACTTGTGATGTAACTCTTGACGAGTCCAGACCTAACGATGTCATCGATACCAAATTCGATGAGATCAAACTCAGGCATTCTGGATATGATCTTTTGGAAATCAAGGATGCCATTCTTTTCGTTGGTTTTTATAAGGTCAGTCTGTGCAACGTCACCGCAGAACATGATCCTTGTGTCTTCACCTACTCTAGTTATTATACTATCTAACTCATGGAAATTCAAGTTTTGTGACTCGTCCACGATTACGATAGAGTTATCTAATGTTGTACCTCGTATGAATGATGTTGACCAGAAGGTCACACTCTCCTGTGCTTTGAGGTTACCCCATAGCATTTCAAACTCATTGTCTGACGACAACTCAAACATATACTTGACCATATTTTTGTATGGTATCTGGTACAGTGCTGCCTTGTCCTCATGATCGCCAGGTAAAAAACCTATCTCTCTTGTTGACACCAACGATCTTACCAAGACAACCTTATGATATGGTGTCATAGGATTGAGAACTTGTTGAAGTGCTTGGTATAATGTGATGAATGTTTTACCAGTACCTGCTGCACCATACAAGAATAAGTTTTTACCCTCCTCGTATGATTTGAATGCAATTTTCTGGTTGGCAGTGATAGGTTGAACATCAACCATCATGTCAGAATTATATGGTTTCTTCCTCTTCATTTGCTTCGCAGTCATTCCAGCACCAACACTGGTGGACATCTTCTTTTTTCTAGGCATGTTAGAAGTGTGTAGTTTTCTGTGGTTTTACTTTGGAACCTGGTATTTGTGATACCTTAGACAGAACTTCGTTCCATCCACCATCTGTCCTACTATACACGTCTCCCGTACCACTGACTGCTGACGCTGCTCCTTTAGACCAGTCTTTATCCCAGTCAGGATTGTCCACCCTCCACTGATCATACTCTTTCATAGACATGTAAAGTTCTTTCTCTTCACCTGTCTCTTTATGTTTTACTGGATATGTTGGCATAAGTTGTTGCGAGTGTTTTATTTAGAGATGATAACATTACGTTTACCATGCTCTTGAATGGCAGCACTAAAGTGTAAAGGTTTAGATGTACACATGTTGCATACGTTATCAGGTAGTCTACTATTCGTACAGAACTTTGTCAACTCATCATCACTACAATTAACATCAAGTCCATCCACAAGATACTCTTGCCACTCTTCCTCTTCACTCTGTTCTGTGACAGACAGTAGTTCTTGTAAGAAAGCAGTGTTAGGACACTTCCATAACTTTCCCTTGAATAGTTGTGTATTAGGGCATGAACATACCTTATAACTCTTAGCAATCCTACCTTGATTGTATGGATATACTTTACCATCTCTCTTCTTTATAGAATCAAACCACCTATCCTGACCAGTATGATGTTCGGTCACCAGTACCTTTGGATGATTGAATTTCTTTATTATATCTTCCACTTCTTTGAGGTGTATGCTGATGCGTAGGAACACCTTAGGGTCTTCTAATACTTTTCTGATCCAGTCTTCATTCTGAAAGAGAAGTAAACCATTGGTGTAAAGATACACAGGAGAATTAGAATGTGATCTACATGCATTGACTATCTCCTCACACCTTGGATTGAGTAATGGTTCACCACCTATGACAGATACTCTACCAATATCTAGTCTTGGTAAGATAACTTCTATGTCTTTTATCAGAGCATCAGTATCTAATCTACTTGTAGGTGCGAAGTAATTACTAAAGTGATTACATCCTTTACATGATAGATTACAACCTATGGTTGTACTAATGTCCAGTATGTCTAATCTGGGCAAGGTATGCTGCTCCTATAGATGTGCCACCGTCATGTGCAACAGGTTCAGCATATATTTGCTGACCTAAAGGTGAGTTTACACGTATTAGATAGTTGACTTTACAATTTAGAAAGCAACCACCTGTAAGTATTAGATTTCTACCATCACCATACTGTGCTAGTTCAAGTGCTCTATCCTCCCATAGTTCCTGTACATACTTTGCCTCAAAGTCATCTGTTGCTGCTAGTCCCATGATCTTACCTGCATCCTCCTTGGCAAACCCATAGTTGACACATACCTGCTCAAACTTCTTACCTATACCTATGTCTTCCTGTGTAAAATATTTCTTATGCAATACTTTGAATGATGGTACATCATACACAGTCTCTATCTCTATACCTTCCTTAGTCTTTGATCCATTACCGTCTACAACTATAGCAACACCATCTTTGAATCCAGAGTTGTAGTATCCTGATGCTGCATG